CCTCTTCCTCTGATTCCTTTGTGCTAGCTTCCTCCTCTTCTTCCTCTGTGCTAGCTTCTTCTTCCTCTTCATCCTCTGTGCTAGCTTCTTCCTCCGCTTCCGATGAGTCTGATGATGAAGATGCATCCGCATCATCCTGACATGCTCGATGAACCTTATTACATTTGTTTGTTTTCAAATATTCAGACGAATTAAAATTACTATTTTCATCAGTATCAACATTAATAGTTTCATGAATATTTAATTTAATTGATTGCTGTTCTCGACTCATCAACTCATTAACCTGGTGTGTTAATTCTGCGTTTCTAGAAGCCAAATCTTTTACAAACGGTATTTGCAATACAGCATCATGTGTTGATTTATATAACTGATAGTTTTGTAATGCATCATCAAAAGAGTTTTTTAAATTTGTTTCAATCGATATTGTTACATCTTTTAAAACAGAAGAGATATCAAAACAAACACCATTTACATCTATTATTTTTCTTATATCAGAACTAGAACCACCATTTCTGCAAATACTTGTTTTTTCCATTTGATCGATTGATTTATTGATTGATTGAATTGCCGGGATATATATATTATAACTTTTCGTTTAATATGATTTAGAAAATATTTAATGTTATATTACAAGAGAATACCAAGAATACAAAAGTACAAAAAATAATGAGTGAAAAATCAAGAACCGATATGTTACAAGAAAAAATAGAATTTCGCCGCAAACAACAAGTGCAATTTATTGTATCTCAAACAAATTATTGCGAAAATGAAGCGCTAAAAAAATTAGAATTACATAATAATGATGTCATGAAAGTTGTTGGAGAATATTTGGGAATCTTGCCAAAAGAAGACCATAATTTGAAAAAAACAAAGAATCAAAAAGTTTATTCTGTAATAAGAGACATCATGGATAAAGGATCCAATAATTATCGCATGCAACAAGAAAGGGCAAAAAGAATAGAACAAATTAAAGAATTATCACAACAACAGCAAAAGGAACGCGATAAGGAACGCGATAAGGAACGCGATACTAAGGAAAAAGAAAAAGAAAAAGAACAAGAAAAAGACACCACAATTAATCATAATGAAAAATTTATACTTAAAGAAAAATTAGATTGATATAATATAATATAGTTTAATAACACATAAATAAATAACAATTGTTGTAATCATTTGTTATTTACTATTTATTTATACCAAAAACTTCATTCATAATATTCGTCTTTACATTTTTATTTACTTTCTTCTTCAATTGAATGTTATTGTTTTGAATTATTTTATTTCCAACTAAAAAATCGTTATTATCTTCATACAGTTCGGGCAAAATATGAGTAAGTGGCTTACTAACCACGTATATAAGTTGTTCGCTCTTGAACAGTTTGCGATATTCTATAATGCTCAGATTTCCATAATATTTATTCAACAAATAATAAGGATTGGGCGCCGGTTTAATGCTCTTTTCGTAATTGTATATCGGTCCATAAAGCGAATTTAACAAATGATAACGTTCAAATTTCGTCGATGTGTCTATATTTTCATTCATTAAAAATGCAACAGCACATTCGGGATGACAAAAGCAACCATAAGCATTACAAACTTCTTTAATCATTGATTTTGGAATATAAATTTGAGGCGTATCAAAATCACACGTACACCAAAAACATGCGGAACGATGCATCCCAATTGTTTGAAACGCATCGCCCTTGTGATAATTTAATTTTAATTGTGAAATTTTCCTCCAAATTTCCTTTATACTTGTGTTTTCTGCATCAGTGTCATCATTCTGATGTTTATCTTTCCAATCATAAAATAATTGCGCTTGCGCGCTCACGTCGTTCGCTTCACACGTGTGAACAGAATTAGAAAATGTCGACGGGTCATAATGTGGTTGTGTCGGTTGTGTCAGTTGTGTCGGTTGTGTCAGTTGTGTCGGTTCTTCGGAATTATCGGAATTGGTTGCTTTGGTTAATTTCACTGTTGTTGTTGTTAATAAATCAGAAATAGAAGAAGAAGGGCGCATTTTGTTCGCGTCAGAACATTTGGGCGATTCAGATGAATCTGTAGAATAGTTATCATTTAAAACTTCAGAACCACACGCATGTTGATCGTTATAGCACATTATTTCATTTTCGCCATCATGTTCGTCGACATTGTTAGCGGCGTCAACATCGGACGAGTTTAACCGATTTGATGATTTTAAATCTGATAATACACATTTTAAATGTAATATAATATTTGGAAGCTCTTGAATATTATTATTATGTATAACATGGTCCTGAATGATCTTACCACCCTTCGGTTTTCTTCCCCTTTTTTTATGAACAACCACATCCGGTTCAGAACTAATCAAAACATTTTCAGACCCATCAGATGATGCAGCAGTGACAGTATTCGTTGTGTCTACGTTCTCGATGGAAATAGTAATAGAAGGGTCGGGTTTAATAAGTCGTTTTCTACCTCTCTTTTTTTTTTCAACAATAACTACATCGTTAGTAGCGGTGATAGCAGCAACGGCATCGGTTATAACGGCAGTGGCAGCATCAGCAGTGGCAGCATCAGCAGTGGCAGCAGAAGTGGTGGTAGCAGCAGTGGCAGTAGCAGCAGCAGCAGCGGAATCAGGTGAAATGTTAATAATGTGCGTTTTAATTTTCATTATATAGTTTTATAATTCTTTATATATTATTACTATTTGGTTTATATTGTTTTAATATATTTTATTTTATAGCGAAAGTGGAATGATATCACCTACAAACTTGTTGTTCATAGTGAGTCCAGTCCCATCATCATATATATTTATATATTTATAACATTACAATTATATTTTTGGAATTTTGGTTTTACAATTCAATGTTGAATCTGGATTTGGAATACTGTATGGTTCTTGAATGCTCAAACACCACGTTTGCGGGTATCCATTTTTTACACAATTTTCATAATTTACATCCGAGCCTTGATACGATTCTAAAAATGTTTCCGTAAGTATCTGTTTATTCTTATATATGTAATACATAAGTGCTTCTAAAATAACAAATAAAATAAAGAAAATAATTACCAACTTGTTCATTAAATTATATATAAATAATGCTTATATTTTCTTTTATCTTTTTATTATTATAAAATTGATTTTAAATATATTATTTTATTTTTTACAACACGATATTTTAATTGTTTCAATCATGAAAAGAATTAAAATAAAACCAACGCTGAAACGAGCACAATATGAAGATGTCGTAAAAGCAGATAATATAAATACGATCCCCGAAATTATAAACATAGCAATTGCATCTCGCGATTTGGAAATACAAACGTTGAAAAATGATGTTGAGGTATTAAAAAAAGAACTATACAATTTTAAATTAAGCTTTGAATATTTTAAACAACAACAAAGAGCACAACCAGCAGCACAACCAGCAGCACAACCAGCAGCACAACCAGCAGCACAACCAGCAGCACAACCAGCAGCACAACCAGGGCAAACATTATGCATATATAATTTTGAAGAGTGGGTCTATGGTTTAGAAGTCACACCCACGTGCCTAGAAAAACTATTTAATTCAAAAGAAATGTATGATTGGGTTTGCGACTTTATTGCTGACAATTTAACTGTCCACGCGCAAGCACCAATTTGTACAATAAAAGGGTTGAAAAATGAATTATTCGTCTATGAAAATAACATATGGGAAAAGTTAACAAACGAAGATTTCTCTACTAAATTTATCGACAAATTATTCAAAAAAATACTGAGAAGTTTTACAAATTGGAAAAATGAAAATTATAAATTAATAATTACAAATGATAAATATGGAACAATTTACCACACAAACAATATGAGAATTTTAAGCTTTAACGAAAATGTTTCAAAGTTAAAGCTTAAATTATGTCTTAAATTATCTTCATTATGACCGCGCGTGACATGTGACCACACCCACTAAAACCCGGGACTGTCCGTAAATACTTCTGTTGCAGAATATGAAACCTCGGATTGAAATTGTAATAATAAATAATATCCAATCACGCAACTCGCGTAAACAACTACAGTATCGCGCATTAAATATTTTATAGGTCTTGGTTCTTCAACCGAAAATCGCATTTCTAAAAACTTTGCTAAAAAAAACACAGTCGATATAACACAACCAACTACAAAAATATTATCCATGTTGCTTTTATATTCTATAATTTCATATATTAATCACCTTTTTAACGAATTTCTTCATCTATTTTTTTGATCTTGGGTTTTCGGGATTGTTGTCCGTCATCACAAATCAGCCGAAAATACGTCTAAATCTCCAAGATTTATAGGGTCGCCTATGCGCAGGGTGTCGTCTTCATCATCTTCGTCGTCATCATAACTGCTCTCTTCTTCTTTGCGCTTTGCAAAGTTTCTAGTGCTAATCTCTTCCAACCTTTCCAACGTTTTTGGAGCAGTAACATATTCTTCCGTGTGTTCTGAATTTAATACTCTATCAACGTCATCAAATTTAATGGTTTGGCGCTTGTCTTCCATCAGCATTGACGACATTGACCGATCTTCATTATTATTATTCATATGTGCTTCTGCTTCGGCTTCCGCCTCTGCTTCGGCTTCCGCTTCCGCTTCCGCTTCCGCTTCTTCAATCACCGGATCTTGTGATATAATTTCTTCCGTATCTACAACTTCAGTGTCTTCCTCTATAAATTCGTCTTCCATGTACACCTTTAATAAATGCTCTATTGGTATACTGTCCCTTATTGTGTTGAGAATGCACTCTTTTATTATCAATTCTAATTCACGATTACGTTTCTGAATTTGCAATTGCTGTTTGCTTTTTTCAAATAAAAACACATTCGAATACACCTTCCTAGCCACATTAATATACACTTTATGAATAAAATCGGACAGTTTGGGAATGGTAATGTCAATCTTCTTCTGCTTACTTCCCGCGCGCATGCAAGTCAGTGTTTTAAGCTGAATAATGTGAACACATGTAATCAACTCTTCAATGTGACCGCACCCGCTTCGTTCAACAATGCGCGCCGCCTCTTGTTCAATAATTGCAGAATTCCATTTCGGAACACGAGTTAAAAAATTTTGAAATGTCATTAAATATTTCGGCGCCTCTTCGTTTTTCA